AGCCTCACCAAAAGAAGCCGTGCCCAAATTGTGATAAGTGACGCCCCCATCTTCTGAAATGCTCAAAAAAACTTTTGGGTCAACATCCGCGCTATTCATTAATTGCTGTTGCGACACAAACGGAGGTGGAGGCAAAGCGCTTAATGGCTTCGTATTAATCCTTCCAACCCCCTTCAACATATCAATTTGCATTCGGCTATAACGAATACGTTCGTACGTTGGAGAACTTAATGTCCTACAAATCCTTGTCCTTTTAATTTTTTCTCCATCGTTATCTAAAAAATTAGGACTCAATTCATATAATTTATTGCTGGAATATGAAGTGATAAAATGTTGTGTCCCAAAAAATGAATGCGTATTAGCAATATCTCTCGAACCATTTGCCATTTCTAATTCATGCCAATATCCAGTATTCGCATTAAACACATACGTATGATTGTCAGCCGTAAAATTAATTTGATAAAAAATCTGCCCATTAATTTTATAAGCAAATCCAGTAGCATCCTCAGGCGCAGTAAAATGCTGTATCCTTTCATCCATTTGCCTTGTGCTAATCGGCTGCGGTGTAATTCCTGTCACCATCATAATCGCGCCGACACCATCCTCATCACCTGATAAATAAAATAATCTATCGAACGCTTGCGATATTGAACTAATCGCTTTTACTCCATGCTCTAACAATAAATTATTGTCTCTTCTAAACCTAAAATCGGATGCGCCCGCATCAATCCACAATTCACTTTTTGTCTGTCCAAAAAAGAAAATTCGACGCTTTAATGTTACAATTCCATTTAAAATCGTTGGCCTTGAATTTATTAATGCAAAATCTGTTACTGGCCACGATGCGCCATTATTTAAAGCACTTACATAAAATCTATTTTGAAGACCAGGCGCTCCGCTAATTAATAAAAATGAGCCATCCATGAAAGTTACATCTAACGGAGAAAATAATGTTAACCCCACTATCGGCAAGTTGGGCGTATTATCAATGCCCATGGATGTAACAACATTCCATAAAAATGCTTTTGCACCATCCACAAAAATAATTTCATTTTCGTTAGCAGCTATTCCAATGTGTCCAGTTAATGTTGTAAAAAAATTTAATGCAATTACATTGGGAAATAACGTATTGTCCATTCGATAAATCGTGTCACCCACCACAAAATAAACAAATCCTTTAAAAGTAAACGATGCTCTTCCAGTATTTCCCTCACTAAAAGTCTCAATGCTTTTTTTTCCTGGCGTAGGATGTAAATATTTTGGCTTTTTTCCCGTAGCAGAATCGACCTCATACATATTAATAGTTCGTTCTGCATCTACCTTCGTAATTATGTCTTCATGCAAACTTCCTACTATAGGAAAATCATGTCTTGCCATTTTTAAACAATTCCGAATCTATCGTAATATCCATGCCTAAACGGCGATAATAAAATGTAATCTGGGTCAATTAATAAGTTAACTGAATTGCCCCCTTTTAATCTTTGTAACGTTGTTTGGTACTGCTCTTCTTGAACCGAAAAAGCAAAGCTGCTCGTTTTCCAGCTTGATGAAGGATAATAAGCAGATAATTGTCTAGCTAATCCATAGATTAAAAATTCAAACATCGATGGAGGAACTTCAGTAATTACGTCAAATAGCGAGAAGCTATCCAACATAAATTTTGCCAATATCCTGCATTCAAATGCTAAAGACGGCGTTGGATAAAAAGTCAGATTACTTTGTTGTTCCAATCTGTCTAAATAAACTTTGTCTGGCATTCCTATTATTGTTGGATAACGAATATTGTTAAGAATGACCGACCTATCAACTACCCGAATTGGATAATCAATATTTTGTTGACGAATAACAACAAAATCTAATTCAACAATGCGGTTAAAATTAAAGTCAGCAGGAACAATATTAGAGACCACATATACTTGTTGGTTTGGCGTTAACGTTACATCGATTTCTTTAATGCAAGGAATAAAAACACCTTCTGCAGAAAAAGAATCAAGCATATTGTTTAGAACAAACAAACCTTGATTTACCATGCTTGAAGAAGGGATCACATCTGGACTTACTTCTCCAAGCAGGTAAAACGCATTGTTAATGATGTCATTAACCGTTCTTGGAACTTGAGCCATTATCAAGTACCTCTTTTAGGACGTCCGCGCTTCTTAATTACTTGGCTGTGTGACGTCCCTGACCGAAGGGTTTCCCTGGTAAGTTCCGTTCCGCCCGAGTTGCAGGTGTCGGACTGATGTTGTTTGTGTCCGGGTTCTTTCCGCTCACTGCTCGAGTCACTTCCGCCGCACATCGTTTCATGCTGTCTTTCGGAGGAATCGTAGTTTTCACTGGTTTTCCTGGTTGACCATGAATTAGGCTGTCGCCCCGTGGCTTCGAGTTCTGTACATAATAGGACATTGTTTAATACCTCTTGTTTAGGTTTGTATTGAGTTCGGTCATGCCATCCATCCCTTAATAATTCAAGGGCTTTTCCACGACCGCATGTTTTATAAAGACCATTTCTAAACATCACATAGGTTTTAAAGTCACAAGTTGGCTCCTTGTGACTTATAAAACTACTATGCTTGGAGAGAAAACTAGTCATCATATAGAATGGAACCTTACGCAATAATCTGGGTGCCATTTAAAGCCGATTAACATATCAATACGAAGCATGTTAACGTCATTTTGTAAATTACCTTGACGCCCTACACGCAACGAAATATTTAAATCTTTATCAGTTACTACCGAGGTATCTACATTGTTCAATACTTCCATCGGAGGGATAACAATATCTAAACCGCGAGGCGCATAAGCCAAGTTAACGGTATAGGTAGAACCTGGAGCACCTTCTAAAGTAACTGGCATTGTTGCAACAACAGGAATGCTCACATTTCGATAGGGACTGCCTGGATCAGATACAATCGGAGGATAAACGGTAACAGTTCCTAAACCGCCCGCATCGGAATCCACTTGGTTTTGAACGACAAAGTCCATCAATTGTCCAGTGTCTTGCAAGCTAATTGGGTCTACGGAATTAACATCATCGAAACGAATAATATCACCAGGTTGGTAAACTCCAACAACAGAAGCGCCTAAACCGCTTAAGCTAACTGTGCTTGCGCCGCTTAAGGGAGTAGCAGCAACAACTGCGCCTACTGCACCAACACCTACGGTATGACGTTGAACTGATTGGTTAGAGAAAATATCAAATACGGAATAATGTCCCAATGCAGACGCAAATGAGATATCTTCATTTAAAGTTGGGTTAAATTTATTATTTAAGCCGCCTTTCAATGAGCTTGCTTGGCGAGGAGCAAGTGCCATATAACCATCGTTGTTGATTTGAATGTCTTGTTCTTGCATCTTTGCGTAAACTAAATCAACTTGAGGAAAATCATTAATAGGCGCTGCAGGATTTCCAGATGTAAAGTTCAATTGAGTAACAGCTGCTTGAGCTATTAAAACTTCAGCTTGTTTACTAATGGCTTGAATCGCTGGACGAATTACACGTTCATTGAATGGACCTTGTCCAGTATCAACAAATAAAGTCAATTCACGAGAACTATATTCAATCATCGTATTTAACTGATGATTAATAACTAATGGTTCAGTTCTATCAATAACATCTTGAAGAACACCTACACGGCCATCGTTAACTAAGAAATTGTTTTGTCTACGGATTTGTAAGGTATCACCGATTCGGTATTCTGACATTTGAAAGTCAGATTCATAAGTACGCGCACCGGTTAAAAGTAAAGAATTGTTGGTTGCAAATTCTGCAAGCATCGTGTTGCCCACTAACTGGGTAACCGCTATCTGATTAGCCATGACTCACCTTTAATTAAATAAATTAATGTTCGAATTAAAGGTAAAGAGGAAACTATCTTCTTCTGGATTGACCAGACAACTGTGCTCTTCTTTCTGCCTTTAATTCGGCAATAGTTTTGTGAGCAAAGTGCTTTACTGGATTGGCGCCTCCTGCCGGAATTGGTTTAACCGGAGCAGGAGCACGGGTAACATTGTTCTTTGTGACCATCTCTGCCATATGCCGAGCAAGCTCTCGTCTCATTTCATGTACAGGTAGATTTTGTAGTCTTTGAACTTCACGCGGGTTAGAAGCTAAGTAATATCCTAATTCGCCAGGGTCTGGAAAATAAGCCAGCTCTTGAGCGATATAGCCAGTCATTCCAGAAGATGTCACCACATTATCAAAATCCTGATGCTTTTCTTTAGCATCCTCAAACGAATCTTGAAAATGAGCAAAAAGTTTAGATTGAACTTCTTTTTGCTGCTGCTCTTGCTGCGCTTTTTCTTGTGCATTCAAGTGCTGTGACATTTGCTGTTGATATTGATAGATAACTTGGCCTTCAGGCGTACTCGTATCGATAAACCTTCCGGTAATCGGATCTGGATATCCCGATGGAGATTGCGCACCATATTGAGGTTGTTGCGGCACACTGCGGGCTTTAATTTCCTCTAATTCAGCGCGAACCCTTGCAAGTTCTCTTTCATGTTTCTTCTGTTCTTTTCCTAATCTTCGCTTGAAGTGATCAGGCAATTCACCTTCACCTTCTGCTTTTTCAGATGGCTGCGCAGCTTCTTGTGAAACTTCGACAACGGGTGCCGCTTTTTCAACTTCAACCGGCGCAGATTCAGGTACTTCTATCTTCTCAGCGATAGGTTCAGCTACAGAATTAACACTTTTAATATCTCGACTACTATTTGTCTCCACGTTCTGTGTTTCAGACATATTTCTACCTCAAGTTTACGGTTTACTTTTAACCCTATGCGTACGGCTGCATATTCGCCCTATACATTTATAAAGCTGCATATTCACTTATTACCAATAATATTATTCTATATTTTAAAAATATACAATAGGATATTTGTATTTATTGGTAATTTATTTTTAAATTAATGTCTTAATTGGATAATTGAAGGCAAAAAAAATGCCGACTTTTGTGTCGGCGAAGGTATGTTCATTGATGAGAAGCTATATGAAGATTAAATAATATAACTTATTTTATTTATTGTCCACTGTTTTGTTGTTGATTTTGATTTTCTTGCTGTTCTTCAGGCGCTTTTTCTAATGGCACTTGTTGAAGACCATGAATTTCAGTTAAATGTTTGAAATGCTTTTCTGCAATGTCAGAATGGGAAGCAGCTATTTTAGCAGCACTCTGAGCCATTGAGGCCTTATAATCAAAGCCTGCTTTTTGCAGCTCACTATAAGCACGTATTTTAGAAGACTCACTATCAATTAACGCTTGCTGCATCTTAACTTGATTAAGCTCATGTTGCGCCATCGTTTGCGCTTGTTCTGTCTGAACTTTCTGTTGTGCCAACTGTAACTTAGCGGCCTCTAACTGCTGCTGCATTTGCTGCATCTGCATCATTTGTTGTTGTTGAGGATTTGGAGGGGGTGGAGGCATCGGTTTGCCATCTGCTTTAGCTAATACCTCTGGAGGTACTAATGTTTTTAATCTATTTACCAATTCGATATTATCTTCAATGTCAACGTTCTTCGCGATGATGTCAGCAACGACTGGGAATACTTGAGGGTTAGCCGAAACTAAATCCATAATCACTTTTAATGCTTCTTCTTTTTGAACTGCATAATTTGCGCCGCCAGTAACACTTATATCAAATTCTCCTTTGGTCAAATCATTTATTATACCGCCAGCCACTTTTTTATTTACTGTAATTTGAGAGGATTTACCATCCATGCCCTGAACAGTAATATGTCTTTCTGTATCATATATCCTTGGGAGCATGCTTAAAATAGTGCGTCCCACTTGTTCTTGTGCTCGCCTTAAATTATCAAAGAAAACTAAATTAGTAGAGTTACCATCGCGTTGCATTTCACGAATTGCTCTTCCAGATAAATTACCAAACATGCGAGGTTCATTTTCCTGTTGATAACCCATAATGCTGCGTAAGTCTCTATCGGCTTGCTGAAGATTTTGAACTAATGTTTGCGGTAGTTCTGGCGGAGGCAATCTAACGGGAGGCTGCTTTGTTACTGAATCTGGATTATAAGGCAATGCGCCGGCTTGATTAGCTGGGTTTTTCCAAAACATTTCATAACCGGCAATATTATCAGCAGTTACTAAAAATTGTTCGCGACGATTGTTCTTTGCGGCTTGAGCTAAATCGCTCGCTAAGAAATTTAAAAACCGTTGAGGATCTTTCGCATATCGTGTTATCGAAACGATAACATGTTCCCCATCTAATATTACCTCATCTCCCAAAACCACTGCAAAAGGGAATTCTTTACTGGGCCATTCGTATTGTTCCAAGATGTGGCCAAATATTGCTTTATAGCAAATAATTTTATAATCGCGAGATTTTCTGGTTGCTACTACTTTAGGAAAGGCGGGAACGCCGGCAGCCATTACCGAGGATTGTGCAATCAGTGGTTGCGACTGCTCAGTTCCCATAATTTGTGGAATAGGCGTTGGCGTAGAAGGCGGATTCGCTTGCTGAATCATACTTTCACTCGGAGACATTTGAGATTGTCCCCCCTCAATACCTGTCGCCTGTCCTTCCGGAGCTTCTTGCTGCGGCATCGCAGCTTCTAATTGACCTTCATCAAATTCTTTTTTACGCCGATTATATTCCTTCTTACTAATACATTCTCCATTATCTAATTGGTATAATGTAAAATTATACCACTTCTTCTCGTAATATTCGCAAATTGTTATGCTTTTTTTATCACCCCAGTTAAAATAACGCGTATTATAATTTACTGGGAATGAAACGGGGTAAGGTATTTCGGGATATTTTTCAATAAAATCGTCTCTGTCCATTTGGTCATAAACACCCATGAAATTGCCGTCTGTTTTGGTAGCTGATTTTGCAAGCGGGTCCCAGAACACGCGCTCAGCATATTTTACC